GGTAAATGCGTGGTATTTATAAGTCGCATCAGTAGTAACAGTACCACCAGTTGCAATAATCCCTACTGGAACCCGACCACTCCCCTCACCAATATTCGTCCAAACATTCTCATTTGTAGTCGCATCTGTGCAAACGTATGCTTCACCAGATGTGGAATTGATCCAGAAGTGTCCTACGGTTAAATTCGATGTAATGAGTGGGTCAGTTGTCGCTGTGGTTGAATCGGTTAATTCTGAGAGGGTTGTTGCTCCACCACCCGAACCGGATGCCGCCGCAGTTGGAGCAGTTATGCGTATTCTTGCGGTAGCATCGTCACCAGTTCTATTAGTTACCTTGGTTGTTGTGCCGGATTCAAACTCAACACCCCAATCTTCAAAAGTGTCTAGTTCCCAGTATGGAGCAGAGTTCTTGGTAAAGTCGATGGAACTGAATGAACCAACAACGGCAGTTGGATCAACAACAATTGTTGTTGACCCGTTAAATATCATCCCACTAGTGCCAGAAACCCAAGGAAAATAGAATTCATTAGTCCCTGCATACAAAGAAAGCGATGGAATTCCATTCGTTAGAGTCCATATCATCGGAATACCATTGTTAACCCCACCGAGTGCTTCAGCGGCAACCACAGTAGATATTACACGCTCATTTGACGCCCCTGCGTCATTAAATAACTGATCCATTGTAATTTTAGATAAGTATGGAACTGTGACAGTTACTATTGAAGCACCACCGGAAACAGACCCTCCGTATAGACGCAATACTCCGACAACACCGGGGCCACTTAATCCATAAGTATCAGTCATTACAATCGTTGCCATCCCTGACTGTGCGTCATTAACTCCCGACATCCCTCCCGTTTGTCCCCATGTTACATCACCATCCGCTAACGCGGGAGCTGTCACGGGAGTAATATTAACTTTCATCTTACCCTGCGTTGAATTCGCTGGTACGGTTAGTGAACCTGTACCTGTAGAACTGTGATTGTCAGAAAACGCAGTCCATGTTGCACTAGATGGGTCACTCGCTAGATAGTCAAACGAAAACGCTGTGGTAGCATTAGTTGCATCTAGTGCCGTTTGTGTCAGAGAATATACAGCAGTTAAGTCAATGGCATCATCTAGTATTGTTTCCCCGGCGGTTGTTAATGCTGTTGTAGTCGTTATAGTATCAATGAATGTAGTTGAACCATCTGTATCATCTGAATGAATCAGTAATAACGTATTAGTATCATAATCGAATGGTACTGTAGACGGTGTAAAAGCATCAGTATATCTCGCGGTGTTTGATATACGAAATTCATCTATGTATCCATTGAAACGATTATCAGTTAAACCTGGATACCTACCAATTGACAATATATCGTTACCATCAAGAGCGTCCCCATTCGTTCCATTACTTTTAAGAAAACCATCTAAGTATAATTCTATCGTTGCAGTATCTCTTACAACTGCAACATGATGCCAGTTGCCTGTGCCAACCAATAACGACCTAGAAAACGTCAATAGTTTCTCATCTGTACGCCCGAAAAATACATCGGTAGTATCAATAAACACTCCGTAACCATCTAGCTGATTCGCTCCTTTCTGAAAGATGCGGTTATTCAAGTTTGTGCCTGATGTGCTATCACATTTAACCCATAATTCTAGCGTAAAACTTGCATTTGCTGCAAAATTCAAATCACTATGAGCCGCAACATCTAAATAGCTAGTGCCATTTGTGAAGTCCATACTACTACTACCAAACTTGGAGTTAGATGTAGAGTGTTGAATATTCCCAGCGGCAGTAATCGTTTTCCCAGGAACCGTAGTAATAACTTCTTTACTGATAGTCGTAGCAACCGAAGAACCAGCAATCTGTTTCTCTATATACACTGACCGCATCTCTGCTGTGTCATCTGTATGGGTATAAGTTTCTGGAACTAGATGGGTGAATAACTTCTCATCATCTATCAACGTACCAATCGAACTACCACCAGAAGATGTGCTTGAACTAGCCGCCGCAGTCGGAGCAGTTATTCTAAATCGTGCTGTTGCATCACTACCTGTGTTGTTCGTAATCGTTGTGGTTTCGGGGTCGGTGAACTGCACGCCCCAATCGTTGTAGGTTTCTAGTTGCCAGTATGCAGGGGCAGGGGTGACGGTATCTGTGAATATGGTCGAACCGTTTGTATCGTCCGAATGGATCAACAATACTGTACTTGCATCAGGACTAAATGTGGTTGTAGACGGGGTGAAATTAGCAGTATATCTTGCGGTGTTAGATATACGGATTTCATCCATATATCCCTTGTAGTCGTATAGCCATCCAGAAGCATTTTTACCAAATTTAACAGTCGTAGAACTGTTAAGAACAACATTGCCAATTGCAGTTAACAATATCTGAACTCCATCTAAGAATACCAATGCGTCAGTCCCAGATCGAACAACTGCTAAATGGTGCCAATCGTTATTGGTTATAGGAGCGTCTGTGTTCGCATCAACCCCATTCCACTTCACACCAACTCCGAAAGCCGAATGGTACCCAATCAAAAACGATTCTGGATCACCAAAAAAGACCAGAGTATTCCATTGAATGGAAGTGTCTGATAGCTTGAGCCAAAATTCAACAGTGAAATCGTCGCCACCGAACTGAAAATCTGTTGTTGGTGCAATTTCTAAATAGTCTCCTGCCTCAGATGACGATAGGAAATTATCGGCACCATCGAAATAAATACTGCTTGCTCCAAACTTACCACCCCCTAGTGCAGTTGAATGGTTAACATTCCCGTTTGCGGTTACTGTCTTGTCAGATTCAGCAGTAGCATCCACATACTTCTCTATATAAACCGATCTCAGATTACTCGCATCTGCCGTGTGTGTGATTGCTTTAGTCGTACCATCTGTGACTGCTATCCCTGCTGTCGGTGATATAACTGCACCATCTGCCGTGAGTTCAAGCGCACCGTATGCATTGGTTGAGACTGATGTAGGCTTAGTAATCCTCGCACGAATAACTGCATCAGCAGTGGTGTTGTTAATTAATGTAGTTGTGGTTGGAGAGGTGAACTGTACTCCCCAATCGTTGTATGTTTCGAGTTGCCAGTAGGTTGAACCTACAGTGGGCGTACTATCGACTATATCTATATCGACAAGCACTCCCGATGTTGGGTAGTGAATTCTGCTCCAATCATTCGCAGGGGATAACTGTTTGACTTTTAAATGCGAAGCCACTACATCCAGAACGACATTTATAACATCTAGGCTACCGGATGTAGACTCTGTATAACTATATATTTGCGACCAAGTTGCCCCATCATTTGATGTAAGTACCTCAAATGAATTTGTGATATTTCCATTCGGATTTGTAATTTGAAAATTTATCCCAGAGATTTTCATTAACTGACCGCTCTGAGATGTTGCAATAAATTCTTCTGCGTTTGCTGCGCTCGAATGAATTAGATAACTTGCACCCCCACCTCCGATTGAGTTTGCTAGAGTATGAGCACCTAATGCTGAACTTCCAGAGAATGTTAAATTACTCATCACATCACTGCTAACAGAAAACAATACTGGATGCTCGCCCGGAACTTCAACAAACTTCTCAATATAAACCGAACGTAGTTCTTCTGAGTCTGACGTATGAGTTAGTACTTCTGTTGCATCTGCTAGTACCGTTAGTGACTCATTATATTCGTCCCTACCCAGAGCATGGTTATCCCATATAACTCCTGCTGTGAGATTAGTATCACCCGTTGATACGGCTACAGCAGTTGGCTTGGTAATCCTAGCGCGAATAACTGCATCAGCAGTGGTGTTGTTGACTAAGGTTGTTGTCGTTGGAGATGTAAACTGCACACCCCAATCATCGAATGATTCGAGTTGCCAGTATGCAGGGACTGGAGTGCCTGTAGCTGTGTAATAGTATGCAGAAAAAGTAGAGTTAGCCGCTTCATCTTCATACTGAAAGAGCGGTTCAGCCGAAGGCGCTCTGGATGACGACTGAGGTGTAAATGCTGTAATTCGGGCAACATTATCGACTCGTAATGAATCAATATACCCCGGAAATTTATAAGATCCGTTTCTAGCACCAAAAATTAAACTGTGTTGATTTGCTATATCGGCGGTCGCGGCAATGGTTGCTTCTAACACCCCATTAATAAAGATATAATATTCACCTGCTCCACTGTTTGGCTGCTTAGATACTCGGATATGATGCCAAGTATTAAGTGCTAATGCATCACCTGCTTCTTCATACTGATAAGTCGTACCTTGAGATTGAAAGAAAGTAACTACCCTGCTTGGATAGATATACAAGATAAATCCATTCACCCCTCCAGTATAATATCCGTAGTTCAATAAACCGTCCAGTGATGCAGGTGCGGCAGGCATATTAATCCACATATCAATACTGAATGTATTGGTTAGCGTGACCGATGGAAATGTGAGGTATCCTCCACCAGTTAAATCTACAGAGGAACTATTATTATTTGTTACTACTGTGGAATGGGATAATGCGCCGGTGATCGTCGGTGTAACGCTTACAGCTTCAAGACCGGCATCTGCCGGCACAAACTTCTCTATATAAACAGAACGCAGTTCTTCTGAGTCTGGGTACGCAGTATGATCTACTACATAAGTACCATCTGCTAATACCTCCAAAGCTTCATTGTATTCGGGTCTACTAGAATCGTGGTTATCCCAGATTACGCCTGCGGTTAGGTTAGTCGTGCCACCTGTGCCGCCTGAACCAACGACCTCAACAATCGAGTCATCGGTGTGTTTGGTGTACAGTTTAGCATCCGCAGTATTCACGGCTAACTCACCCACATCAAGGTCAGCCGCAGTCGGTACGACTGATGCAGTTGAAGATTTCTTAGTTAGTATTTTGTTAGCCATGTTTTTTCCTAGAAAGTGCCGCCGTCAATGAGTTGATCTACATCCATTTTAGCCGCCAAAGCATTAGTCATGGTTGTTGCAAAACTGCTATCAGAACCCAAAGCAGTTGCAAGTTCAGCAAGAGTATCTAATGCCGCAGGAGCAGAGTTGACTAGATTAGCCACTGCTGTCGCAACAAAACCAGTGGTCGCAAGTTGTGTTGTATTCGTTGATGCCGCCGCCGTTGGTGCTTTTGGAATACCAGTAAATTCTGGTGACTCCAAGTTAGCGCCGCCACTACCGGCAACTACTGCCGCAACTGCAATACCCACAAATGCAGTGGTCGCAATCTTAGTCGTGTCATCTCCAGTAGTAGGTGTTGGTGCAGTCGGTTCGCCGCTCAGTGCAGGACTAGCCAATGGCGCAAAAGCGGCATCCACTTCTGTCTTGAGATATGAGGTCGTTTTATCAGCTTTTAGCAACAAAGAAGCATCTACCTCAGACTTCAAATAAGAAGTCGCTTGATCTGCTTTCAAGTCTACCGCCGCATCAACTTGCACTGCCGTATAAGTAGTTGCCGCATCAGCTTTTGCATTAACGAATGTATCCACTTGGGTTTTCGTATAAGTGGTCGATGCTAATGCGCGTAGATCAACTGCCGCATCACTTTCAGCCTTTGTATAAGTTGTGGCTTGATTCGCTTTTAACGCTAACGCCGTATCAACTTGTGTTGCCGTATACGTTGTTGCTGAATCAGCTTTTAATGCTAAAGCAGTGTTGACTTGTGTTTGTGTAAATACGTCAGCAGTATTAGCTTTTAAGTCTAACGCAGTATTTACTTGCGCTTGTGTAAATACATCAGCTACATTGGCTTTAAGCGTTTGATCTCCACCGATGATTGCTTGGTTGTTATTGGACTCACCAATAAACAGATTCTTTGAGTTCTCAGAATAAGCCAACTCTCCTTCTGCCAATCCAGACGGAGTAGGGTTAGTTAACGAACGTTTAATCTTAATTACATTTGCCATAATTTTTTTCTCCTAGAAATATCCACCATTAAGCGACAATGTGTCGGGTGTTTGATTTTGTATCGTGTCAGCATCAAGTCCACTTCCAACACCGTCAACGGTTTTTAATTTCGTTAACAATTCACTCGCTGTTTCGTTTGTTGCCATGTTCGCGTTCTTGATTCTTTTGTTGATGCCGTTGTCATTTATGACAAACTCCATCTCATCTATGGGGGTAGTCAGTTCCGGCAACCCGGATATTGCTGAATCAGCCATTTAAACCTCGCTTTTCAGCTTTTAACTGAAACTCCCATGCGGCATCAATGCCGGACGCATTAACTGTTATTTGTGCCACATACACAGTGTTATGTCGCAACTGTAAATCGCTCTGAAAGTTAAAAGCATAGTCTCCATCACTGGTCGCAATGTAGTTCATCGCCACCGGAAATGATTGCCCGGCAACAGCATTGCCCGATGTATCATTTAGCGAAAGCATCACGGTCGCATCATTAACAACGACATTAGTTGCGGCATTTGTTAGCCCGGAAATCGACACGATGTTGTCGTTGCCGATAAATAAAGTTTTCATATTCCTACCTCCAATTTTATCCTATCGCCATTTTCTTGTAACAAGAAGCCACCGCTTTCCAGCAACAGAAACGAATCTGGTAGCACTGGCAAAATAATTTCATTAACAGCAATCGTGCCGGACATACTGACTGCGACATTAAGCGAAACATTAAGCGCAATCTTACTGTCGATGCTCGTCTTTTTGAGTGCCGGAGCAACATCGAATTGTGCCGTTGCGTTTGCCATTACGCTCTCACCAGTAATTTCGTTGCAGTCAGTGCTGTGCCTGCGAAAACCTCACCCAATTGAGTCTCATCAGAAATATCGCCATCGGGCGTGACCCACATTCTTGTGGCAGGAGTCATGCCGCTGTGACTTGTGTCGATTGATCCAACAGTAAGAATCAATGCGGTTGCGCCATCAGCATAGTCGGCTGATGAGAACCCCAGAAAATTATCTGCTGACAAATTTGCGGCGTCGACCAGCCCACCAGTGCGGTGGACATAGGCGTTGATGCCATCGCCGTCTGAAGAAAACCAAACTATAGCGTCATTCGTGGCATCGTAATGCCCAGATGCGCCACCTGTCATTGAGTTTGTAAATCCATCCCCTGTCGCGTTATAAGTATCCACCAACTCCACTATCAAATTCGTCGACAATGGTACGTCATCAGTCCGAAAATCGTTCATCCGGGCTTTCATTGTCCTCAACATCACCTGTCCCTCTATGGCATTGACATCAGAATGCAATACAGCATAGCGACCCCGCATCGGATCAAACACAACTTGAGCAAATACCGGTCTAAGTTGGCTATATGCTTCGGTGCCCGCCAACATTGTGAGCCCTCCGTCGGTTAGATCAGTTGCCGGACAGCTATATGTATTATCATAGGCTGAGAGCAGTCCGTGGTGAATTGTGTCGTACTCAAAATAGTTGGTGGAGACCGGTCTAGAATGCCACCTGTCAACAAGCAATGTTGCTGTCGGTGCAAACCACGCCATAGATGATTGTTGCACATAGAAATGAGAGCGATATGAATACGGGCTAACGGCAGCACCGTGCGGTTCCTGAGTCATCCAACCGCCAACACCCGAATACTCATGACTCCATTCACGAACCCCTGCCGTGTTCATGTAGCCCTTATATATAAACCCATCAAACGTCACAAAATAAGCATCCACAGGAGTCTCAAGAACATTACCCCCATTTATCCATGAAACTTGATCCGAATAGCCATGCACAGCGCCGATCAGTCGTGGTAAATTAAAACTTACCTGTCCGGTTGTGGGGAATTCTATGTAATCGTCATGGCGTGGTTGATACAAATCACCGTCGAGGGTCAAGGTTGCGCCATCGAACGAATAGATTCCAATGGTTCTCTGCCCTGCGTCAATATTTTTCCTCGTCACATTAAACCATGTTAATGAGCCTTGAGTCATCCCTGAGCCGGTCAGCTCCCCCGCGAGATATTCCCCGAACCCGATCACGACACGATTATTCACCGAGTCATAAAATGCGCCCTCGTTGTCGAACACGCATTCAGCACCCGATTGAAACGTCTCTGACGGTGACCACGACACAGCGCCGGGTGACAGTGAACCGACTTGATAGCGAGCGCCGCCGTTGGACATATACCAGATAATTATTTTATTGTTGACTACACAAGCCGATATTTTGCCCTTGATCGAATGGGAATCCAAAACGTCATTGTCATACTGAATTCTTGAAGCATTAAGAAAGCCAGTAAGCGACACAAGTTCGGTTGACCCGGATACCATCACATCACCTATAGTGCTTGTGAAAATAGCAGAGCGAATGTCGAGTAATTCACCGGGCGTGTACCTTCCTACCGCTTCACTGCTGACCGTATAAATAACAATAGATTGGTCATTGACCGGATCATAAACAGATGTGTGAATCCAAGTACTGGATTCGGGCAACGTGAGATCGGTTTGCTCAATTGCAACATCAACGGATGTGGCAGAAACAGAAACTTTTGACACTTCACCGCCGGGCGTAACGATGACCGCATCTCCTGTGGTCAGCGCCCCAGATGCCACCATTTCAACAGTGCCACCCCCACCGGATGATGCCGTTCCTGAACTTGCCAAGCCATCGACAAAATTGGAGCGCTGGATTCGTTTCGCAATCCCTGCATCCTCGACAACCAACTCCATTTGATCGTTTGCAGTAGTTGTCTCCGCAAGATCGGAAAATTTAACCTGTGCCATCTTTCTTCGCTCCTGTGATATTAGCGACGAGCAATTGACTGTTCAGCGCAATACTTTGTTTATTCGACTCAACCATTTCGTCACGGAAAGACGAAATCGCTTGTGTTTGTCCTCGATTCGTTTGACTCATTTCGATTTGTAGCAATGGCATCCAAGTGATCGCACAGCGATACTCGTCCAGTTCCTCGTTTGACTGAGGATTTTTGCCCACGACTTTCGTCCACCAGTGGCATTGATGAATTTTCCCATCTTTTATTTCTTCGCACTTGCTCCCCAGTGGGCATGTCATTACTCGTTCCATCAGTCTTTTGTGCAAATCATAACGTCGACATATTTCAAGTCTGGCACTGAGGATGTTGCGATCAAGAAAGTCGCTATCGCATCTCCTGAGCCAACGATTGGCTGAGTGGATGAACCCCAACCCAACATTGGGTTTTGCACCCAAGATGAAAAATTATCACTGCCGGTTGCTCCGCCTGCCGTACCCGACACAACTCGCAATGCCGCTTCGTTTATCGAGTCTTGTTGCCACCCTGCCGGGACTGTCACTTGATGAAAGACCATTTTGGTTCCCGATGCGAACGTAGCAGATGCGCCAGAGGTAGACGTTGCCGCAACGCTATCAATAATTATTAACCACACATCATCGCCTGCATATATTTTTAATGTTGCAGTTGATGTGTCTACCCAGAGCATTCCAAATAATGGAGTAACCGGAGCAGTAGCACCGGTATTGGTTGTCGCAAGCGCCATAAGCGCATTATTCAAACTAGTACGAACTTCCGCACCAGTGCCGTTGTCGATTTCAAAACTTGTTGTCTGTGCCATCTAAAATCCTACCGATTGATAGTTGAAAGTTGTCGGGAGTGCCGCGCCATTCACATCGACAAAAGTGACCGTGAAACCATTTACGCTATTGCCAGACACTTCGAAACTGCCCACTAAATCATGCGCTGAAATGCCGACAAACGGAGTCTTGTTGAACGGCTTTGCGTAGATTACGGAATGAATACCTGTGGCATCTGTCGTGATTGAAAACTCACGTTCTGTGCGATCTGACATATTTGCGGAGACCGACAATTCTGTGACTCGCATATTTGCGGCTTGTGAATGTGAGGTCAACACCAACCTAAATTCAAATGATCTTGCTGACATTTCAACCTCGTCGATCAGTGGAACCCATTCGCCAAACCCGTCCACTCCACTCGACACTCGCACTTGATTGGATGATCGCACCTGAATGGCTTTTTCAACATCACCACCGAAATCATCGAAGTCTGTCCACTCATCAATCTTCAACATGCGGAGATCAAATTTATTCTCAAGCGAAACCGATGCGCCAGTGACCACACTCGTAAATGAAACCGTGTTAATTTCCGGCAGTTCTAACATTGACGCGAATTGATAAGTGCCAACCTCTGGCATAATATAATTATTTCCAAAAAGTATATCATCGCCGGAACTTGTGGCTAGAGTGTTGCCGTCCATAATTTCTATCAAGACCGGCGTTGCCGCTAGTTGCAATGCAGAGTCATCCACCTCTGTTTGACTATGAATGCCGGGAAAATTAGCGTGTTCAACCAACTCGACCAATTTGTTCTTTTGAGTTGTTTGTACCGTTGTGATTGCGGCAACATGATTGTTTGATTCAAGCCCAGACCTGACCGTTTTCATCATGAACGTGCCAACTTGTTGCGGCACAGTTGTCGAAATTGCACTGTAGACCAAGGTCTTTATTTTTGTGCCGCTCGACCATGTCGCATCCACTAAATCTTTTGAGTGTCTAAGTTCAAGCGTTACACTGGAATCCGTTATTGCGCTCCACTCTAAATTGGCTGTCGTGCCGGTCACTGTGACGTTTAAAAACTCAAGATCAAACGGTTCGTCTTGATGCCCATCAAATTCAATATCACCGTAATGCCAAGCGCTCGGAATGCCCGCGACATTGACAGTCCTTACGCGCAACTGAAATACTGTTTTTTGCGTTACAACGTCGTTCAAATATTTAGTATAACTCGTCATGACGTTGACACTTTGTCTGTGTGTGACTCAATATCATTGTCCAACGACACCCATGCATGCCCACTCGTGTTATCCCCTGCCAAATATTCCAATTCAGCATGGTCAGCAAACGGTTCATTGGTCGTCCACGATGCAACCGCTTTAGTTATCAGCTTGTCATCTGCGGCAATGTTGTCTAGTGATCGCGGAGCGTAAGTTATTTCCTCAGATGTAATCATTTCTGTTGGAGCAAGACAAGTGTCAAGATTCGGCAGATTAGTGTCGGGTTTTTTCTCAACGTGTAACTTCAATTCAGACACATCATAAACCGACTCGTCGTATTCTCGGCAACCGATTAGAATTTCATCGTTGGGTTGCAGTGACATTTTTAAAATTCGAAATGGTTTGTCAGCCCAACCCGGCGTTGGATGTGTAATGTTGATAACATCACCAACCTCAATCATCATCCCAATAATAGTCGCCGTGAACTCGGCATAGATTTGTTGGCGCGACTGCTTTAAATTGGCAAGTGATATTTGTTGTGCTGTTGCCATGTCGCTAGTGAACGGCAGTTTCAAATCAGCCTGTAAAACCAATCCGTTATCAGCATCAGCTCGAAGCGTTTTGCTGTCTACAACAATCTGATCATCCTGCCATGTTTCTTCTTTGTTGAAGAATCGCGCTCGGACAGAGTTGAACGTATTGGATTTATCGCCCAGAGAAATATTCCAAGAACCAGTTATATTGTCTGCGGATGCAGTGCCGGTTACAGCCGTTGGCTTGTCGATGATGAGCCGGTATTTGCCACCAGAAAAGACCATAATGCCGCGACAACTGGTTAACAGACCGCCCAGAATATCCATCGCTTTTTTATCTACATCGACCACACCATTACAGGTGTATCGTTTTGCCGCTAAATTCTGTCCTTGGAACGCCATATCCAGACTCGCTCCGCGATCTCCATACATGGTTAAATCCGGGTTGGTGATCACCTTGATGCTCGTCAGAGCGATAGGCTCATTAAGTGTAATTGTCACCGTTGCATCTCGGTGACCTCTATTTGCCAACCAATAACTGTCTGACTCAGTTATTAATCCACCGGGCAATCCGTGTGACGTTGCCAACAGTGTCGGGTCAAGAATGTTGCCGACAGCAAATCTATCATCGAGGGTTTCAGATGCCTCAATAGTGACTCCGTTGCTATAACTTGTTTTCGTCAGTGATTGATCTAACCGGTCACCCACATCAAACTCAACGCCATCGACCAAGAGTCGCAATGCCCCGAATGCCGGGTGTGTTGCTGTCGCATTCACTGTAATGATAATCTTTTTCACGCCGCTAAACGTTGCAGGCACATCACTCGTTACCGTGTATTCTTCTTGAGTCGCAACTGTTGTTTGCTCTGGCACTGACAGCGTTGCAATGTCCTGCATCTCGGCATCGCTTGTGCCTTTGGTCACAAACTCATCACAATAATCTGCCGCAACCGTAATCGCCGCATCATCAATGTGTACTTCGTCAATACCGCGCCCGTAGACGTTATTAGTTAAATAATCTCGGATGCACAGCGCAGGATTGTCACTCCAAGCGTCAACGCCGGTGCGAGGGTCGTAAACTTTCACCCCCTTCACATCGAATGTAAATGTTGGGATTCCTGAGAACCAAACTTTTTGATCGTAAAATAATCGCACATAAACATATGCCACACCGCTCAAACGATGATTTGTTGTCCATTGATCCGGCATTCGCTCAATGAGATTTGCGTCTGCAAGTTGATCTATTGCGCCCAGATGTTCGTGGAACTCCACGACAGGAACTCCCCCGTGAGTCACTTCAAATCTATCGTTGACAACACCATCCACCTCGTATTGAACATCGTTGATCCATATACTTTCAAACGAATGAACCTCACCCTCGGCAACAGCCAAGACCATATGTAGTTCTTTATGTTTATCCGCGCTTGAACCTACAAATACCCGTGTACCTCCAACTCTGCGATAACCGTAAATGACCTTGATTGGGGCAATGGAACTCGCTTTGTTGGCAAGCATTCCTTGTCCGTCCATACTCGGCACATCTTCGCCGGTTAGCGCCTGCATAATTGTACCAAGCGCCATCGCAATTCCGATGTTTATGATCGCCGCCGTAACTGCAATCGTTCCTGCGCTAAGTCCTGTGACTCCAATTGCCGCATAAAGTGCTGTGACTCCTGCCGCGCCTGCCATTAGTTCGCACCCCACAGATGATGATGATTGAGTGTAAACGCCACGCCTTGTGAGTTACATTTATCGGCTAGATTTTCCGCCCACTCAGGCTTGAATAACCGGCGCAATCCCCACGCTTCTTTTGATGCGCCAACGTGATTAATACCGCTCAAGTTAACGTCACCAAACTCACCCAGTAATGGCACTGCCGAAACAAATCTCTGTTGAGCAGGAATCTTTTGTAAAAAACCAATCCGCCAATCGTACTCGCCAGATTCAGCAACAACACCCATCGCAATATTATCTGACCACTCAAACTGATCCGCCAGAACCACCGCTCGCTCGATGCGCTTAGTCAGCACCTCGTACCCGTGATGCGGTGTGTCGTTCATAACCTTGAACACACTCTTGATAAAATCTAGCGGCACAGATTCATGAAATAAATCACTACCAAACGCAACCGAAAATACTTTAGGTGTGGAAATTGTTGTCGGGATCGCCAACTGGTCTGGGCAAAGTTGCACCGAGTAATCTTCGCCGGTTCTCACAGAGTGCAAATAAGACGGACAAGAATCACACCCACCCGAAATTCTTTCGCACCCCTTAGTGACTTGCCACGTTATCCGGTTTTCCAAAACCTAACCCCCACCGATTTGTCAAAAGCGTGTAGTTTTCCACGCCCTGCAATCAATATTTTGTCATCTTGATTAATGACTCCCATCGTCAACGTGCCATCATTCAAATGCGTCACAACCTCGCATAAAGCAATGTCACCATGACACGCTGTCATTCTTGGAATCTCAGCCATATTATATAATAATGATAGTTGATTCATGACGCTTCCAATGCCACCAGATGAAGAACCGGAGTAATCTTTCAGTAACGAATATGCCTTGTTGCTGTCCGAGTATTTGCCCCGAAACCATTCAGCAATATCAACACCAGACATAGCTAAAACGGCATCGCCAACAAACAGACAACAATCGTGTTGCCCCCATGTGAAATTTGAGCCTTTGCGTTCGCTCAGTAACCCATCCAATTTAGATTCCCAATCGGCAACGCGAATCATTTTATTCCCCACTTAATATCACTTAATACGGCATCAGAATATTGGAAACCTTTGTCGCTAGAGTCCCATCGAGATACTTGTTCATTATGGGATGTATGCCGACCACCTCTACGCTCAAAATCGACCCAATGGCTTGCCGCTTCAATTGAAATTACACACGTTCCCGACTCAGGGTCTTCTGAGATAACCGGTTTATTTATTCGACCAGAGAACATCAGCACTGGGTCGGCGATTGGAGTCATTGCCGAATTTAAAAAACATTTGTATAAATCCATTTGGCGATCTAAATAATGCTTGGTCAAAAGCATAGCCATGACCGATTGGTCAACCCCAGAAAGTTGTGCTGTCATCGAGGACGTTATTAATTCTGCGGTTTCTTCAATATCAGAGAATCCCAAGAACGAACCGAATCCGATGTACACTCCTGCGTCAGTTGTTAAATCACGATTGAAATCGGTTAAACGAACAACTCCCTCATCCCAATGCAATTCCAACAAATGAACAACGATGCATTGGTCTGCACTTAACTCGGTAACTACCTCTGCTGTCGCTCCCCTTGCCGCCACTAAATCACCTCAACTAAAGATAATTGAAACGAATGAAAAGAATTCACATCAATGGATGTGTCTTGCTGATCGCTTGATAGCGCCACAGTGAACTCGACAGACTCGCAAATGATGCTTTCGCCAGACTCAATATCCGCGTGAAGTGGTGGCTCGATGTGAACGCTAGTGCTGTTCGGTACATTCGTGACCATATAGCATTTGTTGTGACCGCTAAATTTTATGAAGTCACCGGCAGTCAGCGATTGCGAGCTTGTGCCGATGGAGTATGCCCCTGCGTTTTGACTAATGGTCGCAGTCATAGATGAAGTTGTTCCAGTGGCACTGTTGCCATAATCACCGGGCACGAAAGTGAAAGTTTCATACTGCCCTTTCCGAGCAACAATGAATGCCCAAAGTGGCGCAAACTCAATTCTACTCATTGGCGGATATTCGGCTTCGATCAACCACCGATGACCTCCACGCTGTCTGACTTGCCGCTTGCCAGAATGCGTTTCTGAGATCAATGACGGAGTGTGTGATTTGATCGTGAGTGCTTTGAACTTTGGATTAACTGGCAATTGCATTATGCTGTCACTCCTGTCCGACCTTGTCTTCTATATGCTTGGTCAATCATGCCGACAATTGATTTCTGATTTTTCATCAAGAATGCTGTGCCGCTTTGCGTATCGACTGCGTTGATTTGGAAGGTAACATTGAGCGAACCATTATCTTGCTGTGTTGCACCTAGTTTATCATTTGGCACAATCGTTCCAGATGTTCTTGGCACAAATAACTCTGCCCCTCGCTCACCGACGATGTACGGTGTGCGACTTGACACTGATCCACCCTTGGCTTTTCCCGGTATATCTTTCACTGTCCAATCAGAATTAGACAAGTCTTGCAAAAATGTCTTTTGCATATTCAAAGAATCATCAAACGGCTGACTGGCATTCAAAAACGTGCTGTGGTCATTATTCGTAGGAAGCATAGGCATGTCTGTCGGACTGCTCAATGGGAACGTAGTTGCGCCACCTACCTGTGGCATATTAAATGAAGCGACTACGCTCTTAACCAATCCAATACTAGCGAGTATGGCTCGTAATATTAAGGTTTTCATAATCATTGCGGCAATATCAATCAAAATTGACTTCGCAAAATCTTTAAACGATGCCTTTCCTGTCGCCATTGCTTCAGCGATTCCTCTACCTAGATTAGTAGAAAAACTATTTCCCAGATTAGCCACCGCTTTATCTGTGTCACCAATATCTTTATTTAACGCCATAAGTTCAGCCCTTACGCCGTCAAATGTTGGAGCTTGCATCTCAAAAAGATCATCTGTTGGCGGTTTGATATTAGGATCGGATACATCCCACTGCAAATCAAGCATTCCTTGACTAGACTCTATGAGGTCTTGTGTCTTTTCATCTACAGCAGTTAACTCAGTCAAATAGTCTGATGCGGCTTTTGATGATTTTAAAAATGCGTCATGAACCACTTTTTGGAACGTTTTCAGACTCTCGCTAACCTTTAAATTAGACTTGAACATCCAGTTCATGAAGTCAACATACGCTGTAGTTATTGAAAGCAATCCGGTTACAGCGGCATCTCGCATCAAATCTATTCCGGCGGCTACCCCTAAAGCCGCAAGGTATAAATACTTACCTGCTTTGACAACAGCCTTGCTGAACGCTTGTAGCCAAGGTTCTTTTAGAACTTCGCGTAAATCCTTAATATAACCTGTGAATGTTCTGATGCCATCTGCCATTAAGTCAAAAACACCTGTGTTTCCTATGGCAACTAGCAAGTAATTCCACTGGTTTCTCATACGTTCAAATGCCGCTCCTGCTTGCTTTGAAGCCCTTACCGCAACACTTTCAAATTTATCTTGTAGAACTGTTGCTAATTTCGGCAATAGATCAATGGCAAGGATTTTTCCCTGCTCCAACATCTTTGACATCTCAGCAGTAGTCAGCCCCATAGCTTTTGCCGCCATTGGAAAAGCGCCCGGCAAATGCTCTCCGAGCTGACCCCTTAGCTCCTCGGCTTGAACGTTGGCTTTTGATAACATTTGTTCTAAAGCCTTAAGAGTTAAGCGTGTATTTTCCGAACTTAACCCCATTGCGGCGGCGGCTGTTGCTACAGAACTAAACACCCTATCCGATGTTTTTAATTCCATTCCGGTTTCTTTCGCGGCAATGGAAAACTTCTTGTAAGCGTCAGCAGTCGCAATAAAATTGATTCCAAGTCGGTCTGATAGAGTTTTAATCTTCTCGACTTCTTTCCTAGCTTCACCAATAGAACCGGTTGACGCAATCATGGAGTTCATGAAAGCATCCATTCGTCTGCTTGCAGTAAATACTGATTTTGCTAACAAGCCAAAACCGGCGGCGGCTCCGGCTAATCCGGCGGAAGGAATCGACCCTAGAGATGCGTTAAGCTGAACTGCTTGCAACTTGGCATTACGCAACACCCTAGTGTAACCTTTCATTTGGCGTTGATGCGTGCGAACCCGGCGCGTAGCAGATTGCCATGCCCTACCGGTGTTATCGTGACCGGTGATACGAACATTAATTTGCTCTGTGCTACTTGCCATCTCGTGCTAACTCCTGCTTAATCTGTAAATACGCCGACCAACCGACCATTTCCGCAACTGACAACTCCATAATCTCGCCAACCGGTTTGCCTAATAACTCTGCTACCACGAAAACAAGCCATAACCCATCGTCGTGGCTCAGGATTTTTTTGCTAGACTTGCCCCCGATTCCGTCCGTGCTTCTTCACTTTCATCGTCAATATCTTTGTCAAAAGTATTCATTTCACCGGCTATTCGCTCAACAATCTTGGGCGGAACTTCGGTTAAAAACTGTTGCCTGTGTGCTTCTCTGAACATGCGCTTACCATCTGCATCTCTTGCTCTGATAATAATCGCTTCTGCACACGCTTCATTATATTTATCATCATTAATCAGCTTGAAAATCTTATCGCGCTGTTTGATGTTCATCGGTCGATAAAAAAACTTCAAATCACCTAACTCCGGCACAATGATGAAATTCTCTTTATCTTGCAATTCTTCCTTATAACGCTTCGATGCGCGTTCTAAAAACTCATCACCCAAACCCATGCTTTATTCCTCCGAGTATGCCGAGTAAAACCTGCAACCAATCACCTCGGCATTGATTCTTTCGGGTTTCCCCTAGTTGCAGGTTATTCGGTTAACCTTGCCAATTAGTGTCTAGCGCACTACTACCCTTGAACGAAACACTCATAGTGACCATTTCGCCAACACTTGAACTGACCGAAACACTTTCTATTAATGCCGTTCCTTTAGCGGCTGTCGAGGTCGCGTCAGTAGCGTCAAACAAAAATTCTACGCCAGACTTGGTTTCGCCTGCCCCTAACTCAAGTTGTCCTGCGTCAGCTTTTTCCAACAATAATTCTGCTGTGCCTGTCCATGCTTTCTGTCCAGACTTAAAAGATGCCCATCCGTCACCACCCATTACAGTCGTGTCAATAGATGCGGCACTAATTTCGTATGACCAACTTTTGATCTCACCAATAGTATCTGTCCCAACCTTAATTGTTCCAGTATCACCTGTATATGTAGCCATTATTTATCTCCCTTGTTAGTAGGTTGAGTTAACGGCATTGGTTCGGCTTTAATATCCACTGCCTGTGCAAAAATAGATAACCCACTCATAACGCTATTTCTGGGTTGTTTTCTTTATACCGATAGTTCACTGACCAACTCATGGTCGCGTATCCTGCCGGTTGTTCGCTTTCTTGAGCAAAAGTGATAACAGTCGAATCTAACTGACTGTTTTTTGCTAAAGAATTAATTTGTCTGTTTGCGGCTAGTGCCTGCTGTATTTCCAAGCACACCCCATCTAATAAATTGTCAATCGCATTACCCATCGCGTAACATTCAACAGCGACATTGAGAGTCGCTTCAATGATTCTGTTTGCGCCCATTGTTGAGGGCATTGTTCGCTCGTCCACTGTGTAAACAATAATGCCGGGCAACTTGGCTTGTTCCATCGGATAAACCCTACTTTGAAACACATTTGCGCCAGTGGTTGTTAACCCCGTCAGCGTAGTCGCTATTTCTTCTCTTATTTGTTGTCTAAGATGACTCATGGCTCATTTAAAACCAATTTAACTGTGCCAATGCTGTTGTTTGGCTGAATGCCGATAACAACATAATTTTTGCTATCTATGGTTAACACATCATTGTGTGCTACACCTGTCACATCCGAAAGTCTACAAAGCGCAACCGGATATGTACCCTCAATGTCCACAGTTCCACCCGTGATGGAAATGTAATTATTTGTGAACACGGTATTAATCGTTTTAGATTTGAAAGTCGCTTCACTACCGAATGCTTCGGTCGATAAGAACTCTGACAAATCATCATCTGAAAGCCACGTTTGTGCCATCAGTCTTTTTTCTTCCTTGGCGTTGCCACTTTGACGCAAAGCCCTTTCTTGACCAACCCATCTGCATCTGCCGCAGGCAAATCTGCCACTTGTTCAGCGAGATACTTGAGCCGCATAAAACATGTTGTCTTTAAAAACTTAACTTTCATAAAATCTCCAAAAGCACCCCACTCATTCCGAGCGATAAGTGGGGGTGTTCAGATTTAAACGCCTAGTGCAAACGACTCAGGGTGACGAACCGCAACATCAACATCTTGTAATGCAATGATTCGTAGCGCACCACTGGTAGCTAAAGTGCTAGTGTCAACATTGATGTCAACTCCAGACCAGTAACCAATCATAATGTCAGCCCAATTACCAAACATCATTTGACCCGGTGTTGTGATTTGATTTGAAACCAGAACCGGATAACCGTTTAGCTGTCCGTTCTCGATTAAGAACAAGCCAGAACCGGCATCTTTCCTAGTCTGCTTCAAATAACCCAACTGCGCGGCATTTGTAATGTAAGACAAGTTACCTAACAATGCATTGTCTTGGCTGATCTCGGATTCCATATCAACAGCTTCACCGAAAGTACACGCTCCTGCCGTTGCCCCTGCGAATGCGACAGAACCAACACCAGAAACATTAGCTACGCCGGTTGGTGTGTTTCCAGAGCCATCACCCTCGAACGCTTTGTTGTCAATGGCTAACGCTAATCTTAGCGCCAAGTCATTACGCACAAAGTTCTCAACATCAATGGAGCTTTGAAGCAATAATTTGCGTGAGATTTGGCTGAATGCACCCACAGTTCTCGGAGACATTAACACTTGATCGAACGTGGCAGATGACTCTGTAACATCGCCATTCTCAGCAATCCAGTAGCTAGATGCGCCGCCAGTTTGTCTAGGGATAGCCAAGTTGCCCTGCAAGTCACGCATGATTGTCGCGCCTGCTCTCCGAGCCACCATTGCATTATCGAGTTTTTCGATAAAGCTATCAGCGAGTAGTTCAGTGGCAATTAAGTTACCACCGTCAACCGCAACTGCGGCACTCAAGTCACGTTTTCCGTTCAGAACATCCGCCGGAATCATAATTCCTTGTGGGTCTTTACCGTAACGCTCCCCTGCTGTGCGAGATGCTTCAAATTCAAACGCCGCCGCTTCTTGTGCGCGTTTGTCATTTGGATTCGCAAGTGCATTGATTGCTTTAACAAAAGAGAATTGACGCACTTCTGTTTCAGTCAATCCAATTTCTGGAGACTCAACCACTGGTTTTGCATCACCAATTTTAGCCAACAATGAAACTCTGAAATCATCCGCAGATTTGCCGGATTGGACAAAATCTCTAGCGACAGATTTCGCTTCAAATTTATCGCCCAATGCTTCGATTTCACTAATTCGTTTAACCTCTGTTTTTCTGATTTGCGCTCGTTCAGCGTCAGCATCAATAACGACAGGGGTCGCTTTCACTTCTTCAGTCATTTTTTCTTCCTCATATAAATTTTCAATCGTGATTGACCGTTTTTCGTCAACCGGATCATTTCGTCCAACACCTACGCCGCTGTCTGCCGGAATACTCACAAATGAAATTTCGAATGGACTCCACGAAGTTGCGCGATAAGTTTCTATCCCACTCTCTCGATTTGTATCTTCTAAATTCATTGTGTTAATCCGATAGCCAACGGACACGTTATGCCGGATGCCATCGACCACATCTGTAAATATCT